TGGACATGATCATTACTAAGCCCTGCAACACTAGATTGACCTGGGCTTGCAATTACCGCCCCATCTCCATCCAGATAGGAACCAGCCCAACCACCACCTACAGCACCTACTTTAGAGACACCTAATGCACTCACTTTGTCAGTGTATGCCACTGCACCAACGGCAGCAAAGTCTACCCCGTTTTCGTACAAGTTACCTTTAATAGTATTTGATTTGAGGTTTGTTTCTCCTGTATTAAGGGCATCCTCAATAAAGCTTCCTGAAGCCACAAGAGATACCTTAAATCCCTCTGCGGTTGCGCCTCTATCATTTACAAGGAAATTATTGTTTCTATTACCTAAATCCTCAACCGTAACTGAGTTACCTACAACGGTACCGTCAGTTAAGGTAGAGAGGTTATACCCTGTTCCTTCATATAAGGATTCAGTTAAATAGCCCAACCCACTAGTGCTTGCACCTGGAAGGAAGGAATACCCATTAACAAGAGCAGAGACAAAGCCCCCTCCACCAAGAGTTGTGGCGGGGGTAGCCCCCCCTGCGAGACTAGAGCAACCACTCGCTGCGCCAGAGACATTTAATGGAAAAATAATAGGAGCAGGAATAGAGTAATCAGCATCTGAATAAGCGTGAATCTCAAGTGTAGCGTCTTTACCTGCAACATTACCAACAATAAAGTTACCTACGGCGCTAACTATAGTTGAATCAACTCCAGAAGACTGCATGTAAGAGCCACTCTTCGAATCATCCATAGAGCCTCCAACAATCATGCCCATAGCTTGTTCCTGAGTGGTCGCTGCTGTAGCTGGACTTCCAAAGGTAGTACCAGCAGTAATGGCGAATTTCTTGGCTGAAGCGTACTGAGAAACCCCTGCATTATTCTGGACCTGAATGGTCAGATACGCGGAATTGGCAACCCCAAGACCACTTGAGGCTAAAGCAACAGCAGGACAAGCGCCTACTTGGATCTGAGCACTTGCATCTGCTGCGGTAGCTGCGTCTATAGTCCGAACGTAATACAATTGGTTACAAGTTTCTAGGATCTCAAGTGACCCCTCGATCCCCTGCCCAGGAAGATTTTCCATAGGCTCACCAAAAGTATCAATCAGGTTTTGTTGGCTAGTAATTAAAGTAGCCTTGTTAGGCTTCCCTTTGGCCGCGAAGCCGACTATACCAACTACAGTTGGATTTAATGCAGGTGTATAATCACTAACATCTTTTTCAATAATGTAAACACCAGGACTAACGAAATTTGCCATAATTTATCTCCTAAGCACTTTTTACGGTAAGAATTCTTCTTTGAGACAAGTTCTTAACTTGTTCACTCAAGTAATAACTAGGAACAACAAGAGTATCATTAGGTAATAACCAAACTCTTTTAGTTCCCTTATCTGTTGTTAGATACAACTCTAAACGCTGTAAGCTGTCATTCTTTATTGATTTCATAAAAGTTACCTCTATTTGTATGTAGCGCAGTACACATCATTTTTTGATAATATTTTCAAGACAGTATATCAGCCTCCACATGAACTGTTTCTATCTCTCCTGTAGATGTTATCTTGAATTTAGGACTCCTGATATAAGTCTCAACAGATATAGTTAAGCTTTTTCTTAGAATCCTGTCCTCCCTATCTCCTAAAGCAAAACTATAATTGTTTACTTCTGAATCCAGCAACGCCTGACTATCTTTACTAAAGTTAGTATGTAATGTTAACGCTGGATTAAATGCCAGTCTAACAGTTTGAGCTAACTGATCCATGTCTTCCATATATTTTGCCCAAATATTAAGATTATACTGTATGGTCACAGGTCTATCACAATAGCTAATAACCCGCTCTGCTCTTTGTTTTTCATCATTCCAAATAGTCTCATTTAATAAAAGACTAGCTATCTTTCGTCTCTCAGGAGACTCTATTATCGTGTTCTGGGAAATGGTTAGCAAAGGAAGAATAGCATTATCATGTTCCTTTAATCTGGCAATCGTCCTTTCTGGATTACCATACCTGCATTTAACGGAAATAGTTTCCATCTCATTATTCATATAAGTTGAATTATTAAACTGATTAATCAAAAATCTAACAATTTCTTTATAAATATTAGTTGGAATAACAGTTTTCTTATCCATCTGTTTTAATAGATTAAGAGCGTACTCCTTTGAAGTTATAGTAGAACCCCCTGCATCAGATAAACTAAGCCCAGGAGTAGTGTACTCATTGAATCTACCCAAGGTCTGCGTACCCCCCAACATCTTCACTAAGCTTGGTTAACTTCTCATCAACAATATCTGCTTGATCTCTGAGAAGTTTGGCAGCACACACCATATGAAATACTCCATATAATTGAAAGCTATCTTCCTGTACCTCAAAAATTTCATATTTTTGGTTCTGGAATTTTGGTTTAATTATGTCCCCTGCCTGGGGGTCCCTATGTATTTTTTGATTTATATACGTTTTATTAAATATAAATAATTGATCGTTAGTTAATTCCAAGCCAAACTCATTCAAGTTCTGCTCGACAGGCTTTGGCTCATAATGACCATAGACCTCTATAGACTGAGAAGCTATTGGTTTTGATCTGGATTCTAAATAAACCTCGTCATACTCCTCAGACCTATAAAATTTATAATACAATAGCTCAGAACCAGAAATCCTAATAAGTTCATCATCAACTAGATTAAATAGATTAATATCATTATTTTCTTGGTCAAAAAACGAAAGGCCACTCTTGCCCTCTAGCTCTGGCAACGGAGGCATTCTAGTAGATACTTTATATAAATCTTTATTCTTAGACATTAGAAGGTACTAAAGGTAGGAGGCTCCTCAATATCCGTAAGAAGCTCTTTAATTAAGGCCTCTTTCTCCTGCAGGCTTTCATTATATAATTGTGGACCATTTAGTGTAGCCCCTCCAGCAGGAGAGGGGACAGAAGCAAACTTCCCTCGAATTTGAGCTAAAACACCTTTGGATACTGCCAAAGCGTACCTCTGAATCCAATTCGTATACGCTGGTTGGATTGTGTTTGAGTCTAATGCTCTATACTCTAATATTACTGGCTCTGGGGTCATGGCGGGACCTGGATATATCTGTAGGTATTTACCCCCTACAATATTAAACCCACCGTCCCCACCTAATATCTTGCGATACATTTCTAGGTTCTGCTGCATTAAGTAAAACTCCCCTACATTCATACCTCCAAAAAGAAAGTTATCCTGAAAGTACTTAATAAAAAAGTCTTGCTCAAGAGATCCATGCTGTGCGGCTATAGTTAATAGGTTTTTTCTATACGCCACATACTCTAAATTATGTAAGATGTAAAGGGGGATTTCATAAATATTCTGCCCCGCAGAGGCATCAAATGCTGCGTACTGTAAGCTCCATAAAGGAGCATGGTAGTTCAGCTTATTTATAGCTTCTTGTACACATGTTTTTAGCTGAAACGTAGTAAGCTCTACCCGTACAATAGGGTGTCCAAGCATCCCTAGAATGTAGTCTTTTACGATAGTTTCAAAATCCGAAAACTCAGACGCGCTCTCTAAAGTTAATCGGTTTAACGCAGGAGAATCAATCTCCCCTGCATGGGCATAGTCGGTAAGGTGGTCCCCCCCGTAATCACCAAAGCTTGTCCCATACCCATTAAGTTTTGGTTTTGGGATGTTTGGATGATTGTTCTGGTAGTTTTCCATTAGTCTTGTCCTTCTGCTTTACATACTTATAATGTGGATCACTTTTTTTATTTAGTGGAAGCAAATAAGTATTATCTATAAGGGAGTCAGACTCTATTATTTGCTTGGGACGAATTTCTAGAATTTTATCCCCTATAGTAGTTAGCATTCTGAACTTACATTTACTCTGATATTTATACATTTATAGTTTTATTAAAAGAAAGAAAGGGGTGGGGGAAGTAAATCCCCCACCCCTTTTAAAAATCAGTTAGACTCTAACTAGGCCCAAGCGTTGTTCTTCACTTTCACGAATGGAGTGAAGAGGTAGTTTGCAGTAGGACCAACTAATCTAATGATTCTATAGAACCTAGATGCTGGAGAAACTGCGGCTTTGCCGTAGCGAGTGATGATACCTTTCTTGGGCTGGAATGTCTCAGGATCGGTAATTGTTGGTGTTTGCTGTAATGGAATATAGGGAGAGTAAACATAACCCGAATCCATTGCATTAGCACCCTTGTACCCAATGAGGATTTCGTCCTCGGGGTACATGGGATCAACATATAGGTCGAACTGCCCAGCGAACTTGCCTCGATACTCAACGCGAGCACCAGTCATGTTAGAAGGACCGTCAACTGTGGCTACACCACCCTCTAACTTAGCTGCAGCATGAAGCATAGCAGCGACAGTTGGAGAACAAACCATGAAGTTACCAGGACCACGAAGGGTTGATTGGTAAATATCAGTGGCTGCTCTATGGCATAGTGCCATAAGGTTAGCATAAACATGACCGACATGCTGAGGAGCGAAATCAAGAGCAGAGCTTGAGAAATCAATCAGGAATACATTGTTGTACTCACCTGATTCGTTATTCTCATAAGCTTGTCCGAAATCGTAGTTGAATCCACTTGCACCAGTGAAGTCAGGCTGGAAACTAAGGTTAGGACCGTTGTTACCACCGTCCCCATTAGTATTCATAGACTGATCAAGAACACCTTTTGTCCACATATCTGTGGCTGTTCCATCTCCTGTTGCACCAGTAGCCCCTGTTTTACCTACACCGTAAGCAAGCATTCTAAGGTCTTCGATAATTTCACGATCAATCTCAAGACGAAGCTCTTTACCAAGAAGGTCGGTAAGCTCTTGCTCAAGGTCAAGGTTGTGATATGCACGAAGGTCCTGTGAAGCTTCAAGAGTCCAAAGGGCTCTCATCTTACGAGTACGGGCTGCAACAGGCTGCTGCTCAATGTTGAAGAGCATTTCTGGGATACCTGACCCAGAAAGAACCTCACCAGCGGAAACGCTAAACCCAAGAAGGGCAGCAGGACCAGCAGCAACACCTCGGTTGCTTCCAAGAGGTCCTGGGAAGTTAGCAATTTGGCCTCCAACAGTACTCGATGGAGTACCTGAAGCGTTACCACTAATACCACCCATCAAGTCACTCACGTTCATACTTTGTTGAGTGTCTAGATCAAAGTTTCCACCTTGAGCGATAGGTTGGGTAACTTTACCCATGTACGTTAAGTTGTACTTACTGTACACATTCTGAACTCCTGCCCCGCCAGTAGCTGCATCTCTGCGGCCATTACCGAGGTAGAAGATTTGTGAAACGGGTCCCTGCATAGGCTGCACACCAACGATATTGTTGGCAATTAGCTCGGGGTAGACGCGACGAACAAGAGGGAACGCAAACTTTTGAAAAGTACCTAAACGGCCAACGGTGTTTAAGCCGCCCTGATCACCAGCAACATCTTCAGTGAGTCTGTCTGAAATGATAGCCTTAGCTTGGTTTTCTAAAAGTTGGGCAGTAACCCTTCTTGTGTAATCGCTCTCTACTCCCTCTAATACGGGAGACCATTTTTCCATTGTTTCTTCGGCAATACTGCCGTTAACATCTACATTCATCTGAAAATCTCCTTATTTTTTAAAAGGCATAAAAGCCATCATATCTTCGTTGATAAACTCATTACTTCGAGTTCTAGGTTCAACATCTGTTGCTGCTTCCTCATAATCGGAAGCTTCCGAGATGACAACAGCCTTCTCATTACTTTCGAAAGGTAGCACGGCAGCTTCTTCTAAAGACATCACAGCCTCTGTAAGATCTTGCCTTTCTTCTTCAAGGGACTCTACTTTCACAGAAAGTACCCTTAAAGTGTTTTCCATTTTTGAGCACTCAGTTAATGCTGAGTTAAGCTCTCTGATAAGAACATCGTTTTCTTCTTGAACTTCTTCAAACTCTTTACGTGTTTGAGAAATTGCATTATCCTCATCAGAACTTTTAAGCTCTAAAGCCATTAAAGCTTTTAGTGATTCAAAGATACGAGCATTCTTGAATGTAGTATTTTCATTCTCAAGCTCGTTGATCGCATGATCCTTAACCTCGTCAATTTTCATGCGAAGAAATCCATGAACCTTATTTTCTAATTCTTTTACTTTTTCTGCTACTTCCTCCGTAATTACATCCCCAACTAAGGTTGCAATCTCTGCTACAGTATCTTCTGTGAGACCTGCAGGAAGAAGCTCAGAAATATTATCAAATTTACTCATAATTAAACTCCGTGTCTATTAGTATTTACTAGTGAAAAAAAAGTAACCTACTTTTTTCTATTTTTTTCATTTTAATGCGGACGTTGCATAGGTGGAAGTTCTGTATCACCGTGCCTTCGACCTTTGGTGCGCGACGAATACCCTGAGCCATAGTTACCTTTTCGTCTATCTTCGCCGTCCCATTTTTCTTTTTTCGCCTTTTTTGCGGCTGCACGACCTTTCTTTAGTCGTTCTTTCTTAGCTCTTATCCTAGCACTAACGGCTTCGATATCAAGCATGGCTTGGCTCTTAGTCCCTCTTACTTCAAGGACACTTATTAACTTATTATAGTGATTCATAGGACAGTAAATATATTCATCAAGCTTTAGGTGGTCAATCCCCGCTCCGTGTTCTAGTCCCTTTTTGCTTTCTTTTAGTTCCAAAGGTGTTGGAAGGAGAGCCCGATCCATAAGGGCTTTTAGGTTTTTTTGGTGCAGTAGACTGGCTCGCTCTCCTTCGCCTACTTAAAATGGATGCTAGAGCAGCAGCCCCTAAACCTGCGGCAATTCCAGGTATAGTAGATCCTGGTTTTCCTGGGGCTCCGCTTTGCCCTGGGGCTCCACTTTCACCTGGGGCTCCCCTTTCACCTGGGACTCCACCTTCACCTGCGGGTCCTCTTTCTCCTTTGGCTCCTGTGGCTCCTCTTTCCCCTTTCTTTCCTTGCTGAAGTCTCCATTTATTAAGGTCGTCTTCCGACCTTCCTGAACCTCCTGCTTCTCCTCTTTCTCCTTTGGCTCCTGCGGGTCCTCTAGCCCCGCCTCCCTGTGTTACGGATGCCGCAGGGCTTCCCACATTAACATCACCTGCAACTTTACATCCCGCTCCAACACAAGGAGCAGCCGCTAAAGCGGCAGTAGCTAAAGCCCTTCTAAGTCTTTTTCCTTCTTCTAGTTGTTCTCTTAACACATCAAACTCAGTATACTCAATGCTTTCGCTTAACATATTTCTTAAAGCGGCATATTGATTTTCTAATACCTCGTCAGGTTCTGTGACAGTTTCTGCATCTTCGTATCCTCTATCATCTTTTCTATAGTAAGGAGGGCGAGAATTGTAGCTATAAAAATCCTCCCAATTACGGAAAGGATCTTCAGCAGTGGGCTTCTTTTTATTCTTTTTAACTTCGGTAGGCTTTCCATGCTGCTTTCCCCAAGTATTCTTTTCTCTCAGTTTATCCTTAAGGAGAGTGGTAAAAATCTTTTCTTTTGCCGCTGTATCTAAGGTATCTTTCACAATTTCCTCTACTAGGTTGCTTTGATTAGACTCTGAAATTCCAGGAAAAGCTCCTCTCGTAGAGGGGTCTGCAACTAAATCAAAAGTTACGAGCTTAAAATCTTCATTAACATGCTTAGAGCCATCTGCTTGTTCTGATAAAG